GAACTGATTGCGTACCAAAATTTCTTTGACTTTAACATCTGTCCGATAAGGTACTTTTGAAAAAACTTTTTCATAATTATTTATTTTTGATTATTAAATTAATATTTTCACCCCCCAAATGTATTATTTCTTTGATTAATAAGTCCATAGCTAACGTAGAGTTACTAACAAAGTCCTGTTTACTTCCAAGTCCCACTAGAATGCAACCGCTTGTATCTTTAGGAAAGTTTCCTCTATGAAATAATATCCAATCCCTATCAGGAACATCTTGAACTAGCAAATGAACATAATCTCTAGTAGCTGATTCTCTTGGAAGTCTAAGTCTTACTTTGTAGTTACCTTCAGGAATACAACTAATATTTTTTAGGTTGTTAAAGTACGGTCTTTCTAAAGTATCGCAAATCCTTTCTCCATTTATAAAGAGTTCGCCTAAAGTTGATTCTTCTGAGAATGTATCTCTAATCAATAAGAGGTTTATCATTTTTTTTTATCATACTTAATGAATTTGTAGATAGTAAAAGTTATAGCTAAAACTAACGAAACAAGTGTTAAAACTTGATTAGCTTGTCCTAGACTTAACCCTATTGCTGTACTATTTGCTAGTCCTACTTGTAGACTGTCTTGTACTGCTTTCATTTGTTTTATTTTTAGGCTTCTTATCCAAATAGGATTTTAGCTTAGTTATGTTAATTGGTTTTGTCTTGTAGTGTTTCTTCATTAATCAGAAGCGTTTAAAAAGTTTCTTAAAGTAAGTCTTGTTCCTTGTTGTGTCGGTCTTTCAAGATTCATCCCATTGTAGTATGCGTTTCTATCAGGATCTACGTCTGCCCCTGTGTTCGTATTATATTCAGGAAATAAAGAGTTATTATTACATATATAATCTATTAGTCTTTCTGTATAGTATTCGGCTGTATTTCTAACTTCTTCTCGCAAATGTTGAGCTTCCTCCGTACTTAAACTATTCCCAGTTTCGCTTGTTTTGCTATATATGTTCCCGTTCTCAATCTTGAATCTTAAAAAAGGAATACAGTGGTAAAATGCCCAATTTGGCAGCATATCGCCAATATAATCATCAACTAAAGTTTTGTAAGCTGCATTTGCAACATCTCCTATTGTTCCTGCTTGAATTAATGATTTTAATTTATTGCTTAAATCTGTTCCAATCTTAGTTTCCACATAGAGCTTCTGTGCCTGACGGACATACGGAAGTAATATATTTACATCAACATTTAAGTTAATAGCCGTAGAGTCCTTTAATTTGTCTTCTGAAATGAATAGTACATAGCTCATAGTTATACATTTTTATATTTAGCGATTAACTCAGGATTTACAAATCCGTGATTAGGCATATCGTGAGGAGCTACTGATACTTCTTTTGCATTTCTAGGAAGTTTAACCCCTCTGCTTTTCGCTTCTGTTGATGTTATTATTTTATCTGAATTTTTAGGTCTTTTGCCTTCTTGTACTAGAATGATTCTGAACCATTTATGTTCACATAGTGCGCCCCCTTTCCATTTCCAAATACTATATGTATTAGCACCATATTTTCCCCATCCTCTGTTAACAGGTTTACTACCCATAGCAATAATATCTTCTTTACGATATATTTTATTTGTATTAGTCATTTTTTTACAAAATTCTCTTTCCCCTGTTAGACTTCCTGTATACCTGTAACGCACTCTATAAATATCATCTACATAATCTGTTTGTTTACTTTTTTGGTCTTGTCCTGACTTTTTGTTTGGATAAGCTGAACCTGTACTTGCAAATTCGTAATATTCAGAATGTAATTCAGATTCAAAGTCAAAGTCTTCTATTTCGTCTTCAGCTTCTTCTTCACTTAAAATTTCATATCCTTCAGGCATATCTTCTCCAAACTCCTCAATGAACTTTGAAAGCTCTGTAGCTTCTGTATGTCCTTCACAAGCCATATAGACTGTCTTGCCTTCATAATCGTGTTCGTGGTAGCCTTCGCACCCTAAAGTCTTTGCACTTGCCAAGGCTTCATCTATGGTATCAAAAACAGGCTTTCCATCAATCATTCCAACTTTAGCAAACTCCTCTTTTATTTCAACAGATTCTTCTTCATTTAAAGGTGGTAATCCTATTTCTTCCCTTATTTCGTCCTGTGTCATAACTTCCCTTACAGTCTTAGAATCAAATTGAATTGTAATTGGTTTAAGTTGCACAAACTGAACAGGCATATCCATATTGTTCACTTGGAATATCTTGTGTAACACTTTTAAGATTTGACCTTGAAACGGCATCACAACTGTATTTAAGTAAAAATTAGAAGCGTTTAAAAGCTCGTCTGCATTGCTTGAGAAACCGTTAGCACTATCCAAGCCCATTAATGTTTTGCTCGTAATTCTATGACCGGCTAAAATTGAACTAACCGTCATATCATTTAGTGCGATATATTGTTTATCTAAATCAGCAGGACTGATTGGAGTTATTTCAGGTACTCTAGTCTTGTCGTCTGAGAACGTAAGAATAAACTTACCTGCATTATTTTCTCCTGTAAATTTATCTGTAAGGCTTTGTTCTATCTGTCTACGTTCTTCAGCCGTTGGTATTCCGTTCGCGAAGGAAATCATATAACTGCCTGAGAAAGAATTACTTACGTTTTGTAAATGATATTGCGACACCTTAGAATCAATTAGACTCCAATTATTACAAGAAATGTAGTCAGCCGTAAAATAAGAATTCATATTAGGACTGTAAAGCCCTGTATATAAAATTTGATTAGGAGAAGTTCTATCGTTTACATTAAAAGCAGGAACTCTATAAGGCTTGTTCATTCTTGTATTTGCCCAATCTCCTGATACATAGTAACCTCTAGTCTTGCCAAACTCGTCAGGACGTTCACATCTAATTTTTTCTACAGGAATATGATAAATCTCAGCTATCTGTGTTCTGTCTTTTGACCATACTATATTAAGAGCAAACGCACCTTGAAGCTTGAAGTCAAATGCTACCTTTTTCAAGACCTCGTGTAAAGTTTCATTTCCGTTAGCATTATTCATAAAGTTCTGAAGCTTAACTCTTGCTTCTTCATCTCTATCTTCTTCATCTGTTATTACAATGTCTTCTCCACTAATCATTTCAGCAGTAGCGTTTACGATTGCAGCCGTTATAGAACTTGAATAGTAAAGGTCAATTAAAAACTGAGGGTATAGGTTTCTCCATTCGCCATTTGCGTCCCCGTACTCAATGTAGTCTTTTCCTCTAACCTCTTGTACTAAAGGAGCTGTTGAGGTGCTTAAATCAATGCTTACAATTTTATCCATTTTTATATATTTGCTAAGTAAGTGTTTATATTAGAAGTCAAAGTTCCATTTTGAGTGTCATAAATTTGAACTTCAAAAATTTCTCCGTCAAATGAATTATTGTCTACTGCTCTAATTCCTATTGCGTCAATATCTGAAGTCCCTGTAACTGTTGCTGAACTTGCCTGAGGAACTCCATCAACATTGAACCTAACAATATCAAACGCGTCCCTTGTAACTACTACATAAACGTCAGTCAAAGTGTTATCAACTACTGTTAAATTTCCTAACTGTGCGTCAGTCTTAACTCTTAAATTTGTTGCACTTGTAATTTTAAAATACTCATTTGAAGAAGTATTATCTCCTATAATAGTATTATTACTTCCCGTTGCATTCATTTTAAAAGCTACAGTAAATTCACCGTTAAAACTCATTTGAGTAACAGTTTGTAAATGGGATGAATTAGAAGAATCAAAAGTTAAAGAACCTGTAGCTGCGTTATATATTGGTCTTTCGTCAGAAACGGCTTGCTCCATCTCGTGACTGTTTCCTGAAGAATCTTCCCAAGTTGTAACCTCTAAACCGTTTAAACCTATTCCAACTTTGTTTTTATACCAAGCAATTAGATTAGAACCTTCGTCAGAAGGACTCCAAGGAGTAACTGTTCCTGTCTTTTTCGTTGATACTAGACTAAGAGCTTGTTTTAAAGCTAACATTATAGTGGTTGTTCATAGTAACAAACAGCTAAACCACTTGTTAAAGTTATAGCTGTTACGTTAAGAAACAAAGTTGTTCCTGCTGCTACAGTCGTATGTAGACTTGCTGCTGAACTACCTGCACCTGTTTGAATGTTTGCCGCTGCTATTGAAGCTATCACGCTTTCAGTTACAAATTGAATTGCATAATAGTTTTTTCCTGTCATAGCTGTTGTTGTGATAACATCACATCTATGTTTTCCTAATTGTTCTGATAAGAGTTGTTGTACGTTTTCTATTGCCATTTTTTTTTATTTAATCGTTATATATATAATTCGTTCCGCTTGGATTTTCGTTTTGTGTGTATTGTACTTGTTCTTCTCCTACTTGTTCGCTTACCAATAATTTTCCAATCTCTAAAGGAAAGTCTTGTTGAAAATAATCTCCTGAAGAATTGTCTTGCGCTCTCCAACCAAAGAATATGCTCCCTTCAGTTACTTGATTATCACATAAACTTGTGGGATTTGAGTAATAATTATTTGACGCTAAAATAGACTGTGATTCAGGAGGAACAGAACTTGATAAAGGATGGAAATCATTATAAGTATCTATTAAAGACCCACCCTTCCAAAGCTCAACAGTATAAATTTTCGGTTGAGATAAAGTATAAGTTGGCAATATATTCATTTGTACCGATTCAGGCTGAGTTGTTATGATATGCGTATATGTAATATTTGCATTATATACTCTAATTTCAGAACCAACTGCTGCTATTGAATTTATAAAGTATGTGTTAGTATTTACATTTCTAACTACTCTAGTGAATAGTAAAAATCTAGGTGGGTTAATTTCAGTAGTGTCACAAACTCTTGATGATATTACTTGTGCTATTGAATAATTCCCTGTTCCTGGTGGTGGATCACAAGTTGTATAATCTTGTATTAGATAAGTGTCAGCAGTTAAAGCTTTTATTTCATATACATCAACATTCATATTACCACTATCAATAGAAGTACCTGCTACATTAGTGCAATCCCAAGTTCCTGCTTCAGTTGGATTAGGATTACCACAAGGACTGAATCCGCCATCTGTTAAAAATATTTCATACTTCCAATAGCCATTCGGATTAAAATTAACAATACCTCCAAATACACTTTCAGTTTTCGTTCCGCCTGCGGTTGAATAAATATTGAATTCACAGTATCTATCTTTTATTATACCATTCTGTCCATATCCATACTTTACAGCTCCTGACATATCATTAGTAAACTTAAATAAGTAACTATAAGGATAGTTTGCTAAATCTACATAAGCAGCGTCTTTTAACGTAACGTAAAAAGTATAAGTGTTGTTATTGTATTCAGCGTGTAGCATAGTATATAATAGAAAAAGTCAGTTTTTATTTGGAATAAAGAAAAAGGGTAACAATTAAGCTACCCTTTTAAGATTATAAGAAAACAGATAAGAAATTTAATTAAGAAACTACAGGGAAAGTTGCACCTTCATTAATGAACCCTGTATTGTCAAAAGGAATAGTAGTATAATCTTCTAACATACTGAAAGGTTTAGTTTCCATTCCGTCAAAAGTCAAAGTGTAACCATTACGGTCACCCCACGCTGCTCCTGAGTCCATAGTCCCTGCATTAAGTTGCATACCATTTTCAACACCACAAGCAACTATTACATTATGTCCGTTGGCTAGTGTTTGATTAAGTTCTGCAAAAATTATTGTTTTAGTCGCTGCTAAAAGCTTAATTTCGTTTTGGTCTATTTTTGTAAGTTTATTTAATATGATATTTACTGTTGGAGTGAAATAAACAGACCCGTTTTCTCTAGATCCTACGATAGTATCTGTAAGACTAGAAACTCCAAGTGGCATAACATATTTGTAAATTGTATTACCGTCAAAATCTATTGTATCAATTTCAGCAGCAAATGTTGCATCATAAGTAAATGAAGCTATTTGATCGTAAACTGCAAAATAAATATTTTTAATTCCGCCCGAAATTCTTGAGCAATCAAGTCCCCTACCGTGTATAAGTGCTGTACAAGCCATTTTATTGTTTTTTTTGGGTTAAGGGAGTGAAGGGTTTTACCCCCTCACTTCCGTATTATTTATTTATTAAGATACAAGTACGCAATCAGCTCCTACTCCTGTTTGTGTTCCTGCACTATAACGAGCAACAACTCTCATATTATCACTTCCGTCAAGATTAGCCATATCTAGCATTTGGATTCTAGTAGTGTCAGAAAGCAAATCTGTACCAAAAAATAATGAACTCTTACGAGCTACAACGATAGCTGCGTTTTGTAAACCATTACAAACAGCGATTTTGTAACCATTAATTCTTGGCTCGTAATCTCCATTCATATTGTAAGCATTAACATATCCTAAAGTAGATACAGCTTGGATGTATAATTGGTAATTTCTTTGATTAATATATACAAACACATCTTCTTTACCAATAATTCCTGTTGGCATAGCATCTAATCCTGCTTCCATATCAGCAATAATAGTTCCATTTGTTGGTGCAACACCTGCTCCACCTGTTAATGCTACTTGAACAACTGTTGCATCATTTCCTGCTCTTAACCATCCTGCTGCTCCTGCTCCTGTGAATCCGATAAACTCTCCTGCTGCATTTTGAGTTCCTGCCCAAATATTAGATTCAACATTATTTGAAATAACTTCTCCTAAATAAGATATAACATAGTCATCAAAAGACGCAGGTGGTGGTGCTCCTGCTCCTGCTCTCATTTGTAACGCTTCCCACGAATCCAAAAGTACAGACTTACAAAGTTGTAAATTTACTTGAAGATTTGCAGGTTCTAAGATTTTTTCCGTTAAGTCAAGGTCACCTGAATTTACGAAATCACAACCTGCAGCTGTAACAATACCTCCACCTGCTGCATCAGCATTTAAAGACATTTGTTGAATGTTAGATTTAAACTTGATATTTTCAATCATAGTTATGTACTCTAGTGAATTTGTTTGAGCTAAAGCTGCACTGATGTAGAAACCAGCTGCCTTCCCTGCAAAATTTGATGTTGTAGTAAACGCCATTTTTTTTTGTTTTTAATTATTAATTTTTATTTATTTAAGTCGTATAAGAATTTGTCTTTACTAGACATTCTTCCGTAATCTCTTTTTGATAATACTTTTCTTTCTGAACTAAATTTATTAGTATCTAAAGGAGCTGACGCAGGAGATTCTGCTAATTCAGTCTTTAGTTTATCATTTTCAGCTTTTAACTTTGTTAATTCATCTTCTGCTGAGAACTCAACTACTTCTGTAGTCTTAATAGATTTAGGATTAGTAGAAGGTGCAACAACTTCTTCAGCCATTTCTTCAACCTCATCATCTCCTCCGTCTTTATCTCTTTTAAGGTCAGCTACTGCATCAATTAAGTTTTGTACTTTGTCTTTCATTTCTTCATAAGACTTAGCCCAATCAGCTTTTTCAGCATCAGTTTCAGGAAACATAAAGTTTACTGATTCTGCCATTTCTTCTTCAACAACTTCTTCTTCTGTTTCGCTTTCCATAACTTCAGAAACGATACCTTCTTCCTCAACTCTAAAAGATACTCCTGTATCGGTTTTATAACTTCCGATTGGCAATAAAATTGTCGTTCCATCTTCAGTTAAAACAGAAATATCAACTCCTGCTTCTAATTCTTCAGCTGTTGAAACGAAAATAGTTCCGTCTTCTGACTTCGCTTGCCACGCAAGAGAAACTTCTTCGCCTTTATCAAGACCAAGTGCTACCAATATTTGTTCTTTTAAATCCATTTTTTGTTTTTTAGGTTCTATATATAATAGAAAGATTAGTTACTTGTTTGATTTTGTGATTATTTCATTAAGTGCTTCAAGTATTTCTTGATCTGTTGGTTCTGATTTTTGCATAGCTTCATACTTTGAGGTGAAAAAACCTTCAATAGATAAACCTTTAATATCACCTGTTTTCACCTTATTCCAAAGCTCATCATTTGTTATGGACATTTTGACCATCCAAGTTCCTTTGGGAAGTGAAAACCCATAAAGACTAGACTTATCTAATTTAGGGTCTTCTATAATCCAAGATTCAACTGTAAGAACTCCTGATACTCTATCTTTATGTTGGTACGTAGCTTTATGATGGTTGTTATTTTTTAAGTAACTATAAGCACATTTCTTAACTGTATCTTTACTAAAATATACATAGTAGTCAGAATCTGTATCAGCATCATACCTATATATAGACTTTAGAGGGATTAAGGCAGGAGAAATTATTTCTCTTTTTTCAGAATCTATCTTAGCTAAAGTTAAGTTATTTTTAGCCTTACTCATATAAACCATATTTTCTTCTATGGCAGGAGCTGATACTAAACTTATAGCATCTATTGCCAAAGATTCATTTGATTCATCAATAACAAGTTCAACTATTGCTGTAGTCTTTTCGTAATAGTCTTTGTTATCTTCTTCACATTCAGAAACAGAATCATATTTACATTCTCCTGTTTTTCCCCATTTATATTTTCCGTTTTCACATTCTTCACAAGGCATATTTATATTCTTTTATATATAATAGATTTTTAGTTAGTTTATTTGATTTTAGATTGTTGCTCTACGTCTTATATTTGCTAATTGGTTTTGGCTGTTACTCATTTCGTCTGTTACTACAAAGGCTTTCATTGGTTCAGGTGCAACTCCACCTGATATATCAAAAGCTCCTGACATCATTTGAGGAGCTGGTGTTCCACCACCACCAGTAGTAGGAGTAGGATTATTACTTCCACCTGTAGGACTTGTAGACATAATAGTAGATAATGCAGCTGCACCCATAACTCCTGTAGAAATTGCATTAGCAAGTCTTAAAGGATAAGGTAACAACTTGTCAGCTATAGAAGTTGCTCCCATAGCTGCCATTATACCTTGCTGAGTATTATATATAACTTGTGCTGCTGCAACCCCTTTAGATAAAGCAACATTTTCTCCTGCCATAGCTGCTGCTGCACCAAACCCTTTTTGAATAGTAGCTTTTTTAAATGATTCAACTGCTTTTGCAATTTGTTTTTCTACATCTGCTACTCTTTTAGTTTCTTTAATTTTAGCGTCAGCAACCATCTTAGCATCTGCTATTTGTTTTTTATTCCATTCATCATTTGCTTTAATTTTAGCTTTAAATTCATCATCTATAATATCTTGCTTTTCTTTTGCTCTTTCTTTTTCTTCTGCTAATATTTCTCTTTCTAAAGCATTAACTTCTGTTATAACTCGCCTACGCATTTTAACAGAAGCCGTTTCTGTTTCTATCAAAGCTGTTTTTAATTGAGCAAGTTTTTGTTCATCTTCTGCAGAATTTTCACTTAGGAGCATTTCTTCCTTTTGTATTTCCATTCTTTCCCTTGCCAACTCTAACTCTCTATTGGTAGTCTTTTCTTCAAGCTCTAGAGCTATTTTTAAAGCGTCTAATCTTTCTTTTGCTGACTTTGTTTCATCTTCTGCATTTAATCTAGCTTTCTCTATCTCTTGTCTAGTAGCTGCTTTTTGAACCATAAACTCATTATCAGCATCTCTAAGTTTTTGGGTTCTTAGCTCTAATGCTATCATAGCTGCTGTTTCCTCTACTAATTCATCTTTAAATCCTTTTGCTGCTAGTGTTGCTTTTATAAACATATCCCTAGTTGCTCCTGTAGGGTCTTTAAGGAATTTTAGCAAGCCTTCTCCAAATGATTTAAGAGCTGGCATTGGGTCTTGAAAAGTATCAAGTATTATTCCTCCTAATTCAGAAAAGGCATCAGTTAGAACATCTACAACAGCACCAAGCCCTGCCATAGCTCGCTTTAACGTATCAGCTCCCTTTTTAGTATTTGTGAAATATGAAACAAGAGAACCAATAAGAATTACAAAAGCTCCTATTCCTGTACTTATTAATCCTGCCTTAATAGAGCCAAACATTCCCTTTGCCGTAACTGCTGCTGAAGCAAATCCTCTTTTTACTCCATTTAAGGAAACGCCCATAATTTTAAACTCACCTGCTGCATTAGAAGCGTCTTTAGAAACTTCACCAATGTTAGATTTTACCTCTGCATTTATTACTATTTTTTCTGCCATAGTTTTATTTTATAAAGTTACTCCTGTTTTTATTTGTGTAAATGTTATATTACTGCACCATTCTATTGTCATATCTGTTGCACCCCTTACTCGCATAGCAAAGCTAGTTCCACTTACTATTCCTGTAGGCTGCCATCCTGTTGTTGTTCCACTATCTTTTATTGAATCTCGTTCTCTGCTTATTGTAACTGTTCCTGACTTATTAATTATAACTCCCCTTTCAACCCAACTAGCAAAATCACCAACCGATCCTGCTGCCGTTCCACCTACTCTAACAGCAACTACATCTGCGTGAAAATACATTATAGTATTGTCAGGAATAGCGAATAAGCTATCTGTTGTATTGTTTAAAAAACTAACTGTATTAGTTCCGTTTGGTGTTTGTATTCCATAAATCAAATGAATAGACTGTCTTTCGCCTAAAGTATCTGCTGAAGCATTACCACCTAAAACAATAGAGTTAGTCGCTGTAACCTCACCTAAAGTGCCATAGACGTTAGCATTGTTTACGTTATTAGCTATTTCATTACTGTTACCGATTATAATGTTATTTCGTGACATTCCTCTAATAGTATTGCTTTCGCCCATTACTAAGGAATTGTTAGTTCCTGTTTCAGTTGAGTTTCCTGCTCCATAAGTTCTGTTATTTTCATTAGCTACATTTCTATCTAAGTTTGTATTGTATCTAAAAGTTGAGCAAGTCCCATCTGCTTTATTATAGGTATATCCATAGGCTTCACATTGAGCTTGATTAGGTGTTATATTTTTTGATCCATTTGTAAAGAGTACTATTCCTAATCCTGAAATTGCAGCAGGTCTTACTTTGAAACCTGATAAGTATGGTATTAAATTAGCTAATTCAGGCATTATGGTATAAGTATAAATTCAACTGTTGCCAAGTCGTTTGGCTTGTAGTCTATTCTGTTACATCTAAAAATTCTATTCTTTATAAAGACAGTGTCGTTGAACTTGAATGTATTAATATCTGAAGGGCTTAAATTTACTTTGATTGTCATTATCCTAGTATCAGGATTGTAAAGCTCTGCATAGTAAGGCAGCCAATACATATTAAAAAGATTATATGCAGTAGGATTACCTACTCCTGTAAGTAATTGACATTCTCCAAAGTGAAAGTCCCTTGTGTCTGTTACAGCAGGTGGTGAAGTTACTATTGTAGGTATATCAGTCAAATGACTAAATTGTAAAAATTCATCTTCCAATGCGTCACCACAACTTACTGCACTTGAACAGTTTTGTGATGGTACATTATAAGTGCAACTTGTTAAAAGTTTAACTCCATTATTATACATTATTCTAGGACTGTTATCAAAACCCTCTGAAGTATCATCATTAGCATTATAAGAATATAAAGATGGAACAATAAAATCAAAAAATTGACTTTGTAAAGGCTTGACTACTGTAGCTGCAAAAGGCTCTGCTACTATTTCATCTAATCCTTCTAGTATGTTAAATTCATTTCCTGCATTGTACTTCTTGCTTCCGTATAAATGACCACCTACTGAATTCTTGTATTGAGTAAAAGCATAGTCGTCATCATCTTCTACAAACTTAAATATTGTATTTTTATTCAAATCAGCTAAAGGCTCTAGTTTCATTTGCGAAACGTCTACCTTTTCAGTCCAATCGTGCTGAATACTTCTGCTTAATAAGTCAGTTCCTTTTGTGTTATCTATAAAGACATCTGCGTAAGGTTCAATTATAATGTTGTTAGGATTGTTTTCGTCAGGAATAGTTATTAAATTAAACATAGTCATTAATCCTTTTATAAAATCCCATTGTCCTGTTTCACCTCTTAATGTATTTAAAGTTGCTGAATTGACTTCAATACTTGATTGAACGAACCAACTATAACTATCAAAAGTTTCATTTTGCCTTACAGCAGCAGTAGATTTGAATTGCGCTTTTAATGTATCACCTGTTTGCAAATATACTGTTAAACCTCCAACATAGCTACTAAATGTAAGAATAGAATTTATAGATTGATAATTTATTATTGAAACAACTCCTGCTGCCGTAGTATGTACCCATTGACATTCCGCTACCACTAGACCTGAAGTTGCTTCTAATCTGAAATTATAATTTATTTTATATATTTCGTTGTCAGTAGTTGCTGTAATAATATAAGGATTGGTAGCTAAAGGATTGCCCTCATAATTAGGTGGAACTGTTGATCCTGCCTCACCACCTGCTTCTGTTTCAGGTAGTAATCTAAATTCTTTAAAAGATCCGTTACCAATATTAGAAGTAGCTCCTGTTCCAAAATTCCAAGTTGCCGCATATTCATTTGTTGGCGAAGGCATTAAATCGCCACCCCAATTAAAGTCCATAAACAATTTGTCAAAATCAAAAGCACCGCCACCTGCTAAAGAAGTATTAAAGAATTCAGAAGTATAAGAAAAAGGAGTTCCTTGAAAAATTCTATCTATTAAATACTTTATATTAATAAAAGGTCTAAACGCACTTTCAAGATTTGGTAAAACAGGAAAACCTGCTGTACCTACTGTAAATTGATGATTCCAATCCACAAAAGGGTATTTTAAAGTTTTTCCATCTCTAAATCCTGAAGTTGATGGATTAGGAAATATATTTATTCCTTGCCAAGTATTCCTTATACTAGAATAATCATAAAAGTGTTCAAGTTCTGAAAAATCTAAATCACTAAATGTTCTGTCTTTTAGGAAATCTGCTAGTGCAATTACTTCTGAATAAAGATTGACATTAAAGCTAACTTCACCTAGTTTATCTGTTACATCTAATAATCGTAAATACCCTTGAAATAATACAAATCCATCTTGTTTTAAAACGCACTTAGTTTTTTTATAAGGGTTAAAGATGACACCATCATAAGATCTTGTTATTTCAAAGATTTGATTAAATATTTTGTTGTTTCTTTTTGTTGCAGGTAAATTAAAAGCCTTAGAATATGACTGCACTTGTTCTGCAACATTTTTAAAATCATCTACACTTAATGTCAAAGGTAAATCTTCATCTTCATAAAGGTCGCATATTACTTGCCCATCTTCTAAAATACTTGAAGAACCTGAAGGTATTGCTCCTATTATTGGCTGTACTGATATATCGCTTATCGTTAAGTCCTCTGCAACAGTTGAATAATACCCAAGCATTACTGTCATTTCAGTATTAGTTGCAAAAAAGTTCTGAGTGATTGATGACGTTGCTGTTCCGAATATACTAACACTTCCTTGCGGTGTTAAGCCATCAAAGAATCTATTTGTAATTGATCCATTTGCAGCTTGTGTACCTATGTTTATAGTTAATTTATATTGTTGCCCTATAATTAGATTAGTTAGCTTTTGATATATTCCTGTCGGTTCAGTAGATCCATTCCCTAAAGAATTTAAAACTAAGTTTCCTGCTAGTACAGTAGGAAAAGCAGGAGTTCCTACAAAATCACTTCTATAAGAATACCAAGTATTAATACTGTTTGGCGGTGCATTTGTAATTGTATCAACATAAGGTGTTGCTGAACTACTTGTATATTCACTTGTAGCTCCTAAGTTTATAAAGCTGATTCCATTAACAACAACTTCTGTTGGCGAACTTGATATTGTATTGAAATATCCACCGTAACTTTGAGGATATACTATTAATTGAACGCTCATTATACTGACTGTGTTCTAAGTGTTTTACTCTTTTCAACTTCAAAAGTGTATTGCATAAGTTTATCATTCGCAACTGTCTTTCTAGTGTAGCTTGAAGTTGTAAGTCTTACAGGTACTACATATTGATTAAGTAATTGAGTAGTAGAAACTGTACTTTCAAATCCTTCTAATATATAAACTTCAGGACTGTTTATTAGTTCTTCAAACCATTCTGATTCTGCTTCATTCACAAATTCTGTATTCATTTTAATCTTTTCAGTAGCATTTACTCTAAAAGCTTTTTTACCACCTCTGTAACCACTAGGCAAATAGATACTTTCATTCCAAGTTCCTGCTAGTTGTTCGTATGTACTTCCTTTAGTTGATAGCGTCCTTGTAGACTTCATCTTAAAAGTATAGTAATCCCATACTCCCCATTGATTAAGCCAAGTAAGTCTAATAGGTTCAAACCCTTTTAGAGTAGGACAGTTTATATTAATTGTAACTGTTTCACTTATGTCTGCATTAGACGAATCTAATAATCTGACAGTATAGTATGACAAATCTAAACCCATAGCTGTTGCGAAAAATGAACTCCAATTTTGTAAATTAGCAGGAAAACATCCTATGTGCAGTATTTGTTTTTTTGTATCTGAATCCCAAGTTGTATAGCCACCATTTGCGTCAATATTTTCTACTGTTTCTGCTGAAATTATACCGTTTGAAGAATTGTAATACTTAAAAGCTACTTCATCTACAGTTGTTGTTGAAGGAAAAGAAGGGTTCGGTGTTGCCATAAAAGACAAAGTTCCATAGTCATCTATGTTTGCATATTGTGTCAAAGGTGCATTTGTTAAAAATTGCCCTTCTAAAGCTCCCATATTAAACTTTGCATTGTCATAGCCAAAATGACCTGCAATAAGTTTTAATTTATCTGTATGTTTTAGATAGCCATTAATTAAAGAGTACTGTGAAGAATCTACTGTATTTTGTACTGATACTGTTCCGTCTGCTGTTGCTGAACCTTCTACTGTGAACCTTATTTTTAAGTATCTTAAAACATTATCATTCAAAGAAAACTTATCTACTAAATGTAAGGGGTGATTAATAATAGCTGTTGTTGCGATTGTTTTATATGAACTTCCTAAAGCTGCTAAATTATCAGGACTAACAAAACTTTCAACTACAGGACTGAACTGAAACATTCCAACCCCTGCATTATTTGGAGTAGTTTTGAACGTTCCTACTATTGCTGTTGTTGTTGCTAAGTTAATATCAACTGTGCTAATATGCACTTCTGCTACATACTTAACATTAAAAAAATTACTTACTGTTACAGCGTCGCTTACTGTAAATATTAATTCTTGTCCTGCGGTGTTTAGTATGTATAAAGGAAACTGCTCTATTGTTAATGCCATTCTATTTGTTGTTTAAAGTATCTATTATATCTTGTTTTAATTCAGCTCCAAATTCTTTTGGAAATTTCTTCATTGATAATTCTAAAGGTCGTTGAAAAAAGCTGATCCCTTTAATTCCATCTCGCTTTATTTTACGCCCAATAAGGAACGCTAAAGTCTTATTACTAATAAATCTGCCTGTCTTGCTATCCCTTCCTTTAATGCCACGCATTTTAATCCACTTCGTTAATATGCTTGAAGGTGGTTGTTTATTTGTATAAGCATAAGGACTTGAAACTGTTTTACCTTGCCAATCTTTATATGTTCGTTTCTTTTCATTTCCTGAAACCCCCTTGTCTATAAACGAACCATAATTATCCATCTTGAATTGTAAACTAAAATCACCATTATTTTCAATGACAAAATCATATTTTATTGAATTGTAAAGACTTTTACTTACATTCTTTTTTCCTTTAGTTAAATTAGTTCTAGCTTGTTTTACTACATATTTGCCAAAACTGTTTAAATAATTCTCTATATTTTTACCGAATATCTTACTCATAATTGATACGTTATTTTAAACTTTTTCCATCCTATCTGTATATGCAGTCTGCCTATTTTAAAAATCATTACATAGGAATTTCACAAGAGTCAAACTTATTATGTACTGTAACATTTAATTGAAACACCCATCCGGTCAGTAAATTATCAAACCTTTCTGTGAATGGTTCAAAAGTGTATTCGCCTTCTGTAACAAAGTCTTGATCGTTAATATCAAAACTATCTGCTGACTGCCATTTACTATTTCTGAATATAGAAACCAAATCTACACAGGTTTGAAGTGTATCATTATATACATCAATTTCATTACTTAAATTTTTAGAAGTTACACTATTAAAAAGAGGAGAGCTTTCAATGAGTTCTTCTTCCCATTCTTTTTTTTCACTTACTAAGTCGCATACAAATATTTGAAAATTATATGATAATTGACTGTAACCTGTTGTTACATTAACAGGATTTATATGCATTAATGGAAAAATAGTTTCTTTAGATAAATCAATGTCAAAAATATCACCTACTGTTGTAGTATGGATAAATTTATGCTGCTTACCTATGTATCTAAGCTTATTAATTAGGTTTAAATATGTTTTGCTATATATTGGCATTTCTTTTTACTTTATTTTGTGATTGTAAATCTGTTTCATAACTTAACCACGTTAAACATTCTAATAGACCAAGCTTTGTAATTGGTTCTAAATTTACTATTTGCTCATTACACAATCTGTGCATTACTCCGAACCATCCCCATTTGCTTGAAAAGTCTTCACTAGCTATTGCGTCTTCGTTTCCTTCAGCCGCTCCATCAAATATAATGGCAAAATCTCGGACAATACCTTCCCTAAAGTGTAAAAAAAAACCAATGCACTTTGCACTTGTTCCGCTGACATTAGTTTCATTTCTTCAGCTCTCAGCCGTATATCACCATCATAAGCGTCTATGATATATATGTCGTTCTTCTTTAGCTTAATAGGACGATAGAGTACAGCCATCAATTCAGGCAGGCTAGATTCTATTCCGTTCTTAATGAACTGCTCAATGTCTGCGTACTCTCCTAAACTAATACTATCCAAGTCAGGATGAAAGCCGTACTCAACATCATTAATCTCTATTATCCTTTTAAGCTTTGTATCTTGCTTTGCTTGAAGTTCTCCTACCTTACTCATTATAACTGCAACATCTGATAAGGCTAGTTCCTTAATTAACTGCTTAGGAATGTCTGATAACGCTGCTATTGTTTCAGTAGCTTCTTCAGTCTTTGTACCTGTTTCA